AGTCACCTTTGATCTGTCCAGTGGTCCTATGGACATCCTGTTTAGCTATAAGACACCAGTGGCCGCTAGATTGCCTAGTGGTCGTTTCTTGCGTACTAAACAAAAATACTCAATTACCACTACTAAACACATTAATCAGTGGTTAAAAGCAAATAACGCCGTAAACATTGATGCAGTACCACAGTCACTTATAGAGGAATTAGTACAATGAGAAATGAACCACAAGGCGCACCTGTAAACGAACGGCCAGTGTTACAAGCACTGGTTAACCTTGCACTAGTAGACACTGGCAATTCTGTCAGTGTTTCTATCGCTGGTGAGTATGATTACGAGGTTAAGAACTCTAGTGATCCTCAAGAAATCCTAAGTAACATGGCATTAGGTGACGAAGACGAATTCCTTATAAAGGATTCAAACAATAATCAATTAGCTTGGTTTCTATTGATATATAACAACGGGTCGAACTATGATCCTATGGTAGTTATCAGTGATTATTCTGCTAATGACTACGCAGAGGGTATCTACAATACTTTAAATGAGAATTTTGGTGATGAGGACTACTAATGAAATCTATTGTTGACTATTACACTTCACGTACAATGAATGATGGGGAAGCCACGGTTTACTGTGGTTTTTCCTCTATCAATAACGCTTACCTTGTATGGCGTAACAATGACAATATAAGTAGTGATTTACTTATTCATAATGAACACGATATGGCATTAGAGGACTTTAATGACCGTATTGAGTTTGCACGTATGGCCGGAGTACTGGACTAATGAAAAAGAAAAGACATTTATACGGTGACTACCACATGACCTATGACCAGATTGCAGCTGTCCTAGGTTTAACAAGGGAAGAGGTAAGGGGTATCGAACGGTCCGCATTGAAAAAGATAAGGATTCATGGTTCCCTTCAAAGGTTTATAGGTGCTAAGGAGGACTAAATATGTCTACTGTTTTTGTATGTTGTTCGTGTGATGACCATGTTAGAAACGAAAAAGAAGTATACTTTATAGAAACCTATGATGACTGGATGTGTATTTATTGTTATGACAACTTGGAAGAGGAGATTGACTAATGACTAAGGAAACTTGGGAAGTTTGGCACGATGATTATCAGGACTACATGGAAGGTAAAGGTTTATATGAGGAATCTGAGGTTGATGACTTAGAGGAATGGAAAAAGGCTGAACAGATAGTTATTGACACAGTGATTAATAAACTTAAGGATGATTACTATGGTTGAACAGATGTTACCACCAGATCCTCAAGAGATGTTTACTGCAGAGGAACTTGATGAGTTCCTTTATATGACCTCTATGATTGAGGAGTACGAAGTAGAAATGTTTAGACTGAAGGTAAAGCAAAGAATAAAAACAATGGGCTTTCAAGAGATCGAAGAAAACTTCCTAGAGATCTACGGCCCCAACTGGAGGGAAAACTTGTGAGATGTAGGGCCTGTAATAGGATTTTAGAAGATTTTGAACTAACTAAGAAGGATACACATGGTAACTTTATTGATCTTTGCCGCTACTGCCTTACTCCTACTGTTAATTACGGGGGAGTAGAGATAGAAGAAGAAGTAGATAACCTATATGGGTTATTGACAAATGACGATGATTATGATACCCTCTTCTAAAGTAGTCTTAAGTAGTAACTTTAGAAGTAAACTATTGTAATTAACCATAGTAGTTAACCATAATAGTTAACTACATTAGTAAACATAAGGAGCAACTTAAGTATGGCAATCGACGAAAAGAGCATATACGTAGTCGATGGTGGTGACTACTCCATCTACTGCTTAGGCTACACACAAGCCCGTGTAGTGACGTAAGGACTTAGAGCTATCTCTGGACGACCGTGGGAACGTGGATATGTCTAGGAACACATTAGACAAGATACTATTTTTAGCTAGTGACGAACTACCGGAGGGTGAAGAATGAAATATCGACAACTGTTAGAATTATTACAACGTATGCCTGAGTGCTATTTAGACCAACAGGTGATGTTCCAAGGGTTTGAGGAACAAACCACCATAGGGGCGGCACGGGTGTCCTTCTTTTCTTATGAATACATAGACAACGACCCAAGCATACCGCCAGAGGGTAACTTTGTACTGTCGTTTGATTAAAACTGTGGTATACTATACGTATGGTTGCAATAACGCACCATAAGAAGCTAACGGAGACTATTCCATGACAAGTGTAATTGAAGGTATTGTAAATTTTAGTAACATCACCCAACATGACGTGTTCAACGGTCAGGACACCGGTGCATTCTCAATGACAGTAACCCTGTCTGAGGACGACGCAACAACATTGGCCGCACAAGGTGTAAAGATCAAGGACTACCAAGGTGCAAAGCAGCGCAAGTTCAAGTCCAAGTACGACATCAAGACCTTTGACGCAGAAGGTAATCGCTATAATGGCGAGGTTCCTTATAACTCAAAAGTGCGATTGAAGTTTAAACTAGGTAACGCACATCCGGTACACGGTGTTGCTACATACCTTGAGGCCATCAAGGTTCTTGAGGAAGCGGAGATGTTAGAGTCAGAATCTGCTGACTTTTAATGGCTAATTTTCTTAGACATGAAGGGTGTCCGAAGTGTGGTTCTTCGGATGCCCTTGCTATTTACGATGACGGTTCTACATATTGTTTTAATTCCGTCTGTGACTATCGCACAAGAGGTGACGGTTCTGTGTCTACTGAAACATTACCAAAAGCAAAACCCCTTAATATGGCTGGGGTGGTAGCTTCAATACCTAATCGCCGTATATCCCAAGAAACCTGTTCCAAGTACGGTGTAACTGTTGAGTACTCCGGTACAGGTGAAATCATTAAACACTTTTATCCTTACTACAGTACGGACACTAACGAGATATGTGCCGCGAAGGTACGTGAGGTTAAAACTAAAAGTTTTTATTCAACAGGGGACAGCAAGTCTGCTGGTTTCTTTGGTCAACAGAAATGCACTGGTGGTAAATTTGTAACTATCACTGAAGGTGAACTGGACGCCTTAGCTGTTTATGAAATGTTTAATAAACAGTACGACGTCGTGTCCCTTCGGTCAGGCGCTAGTAATGCCAGTAAAGAAATTAAAGAACAGCTTGAGTGGCTAGAGGAGTACGACAACGTAGTCCTTTGCTTCGATAACGACAAAGCAGGTGACGCTGCTCTGGAGCAAGTTAAAGACCTTTTTAGTCCTAACAAATTAAAGATATGTAAATTACCCCTGAAGGACGCCAGTGACATGCTGATGGCGAACAGGGTTAAGGACTTTACTCAGGCATGGTGGAATGCAAAGGTTTACAGACCTGACGGTATCGTAGCTGGAGCAGACACTTGGGAAGCCTTAGTAGAAAAGAGACAGGTAAAATCAATCCCTTATCCTTGGGAAGGCCTAAACGATATAACTAGGGGGCATAGGCCGTATGAACTCGTTACGATCACCAGCGGTAGTGGTATGGGCAAGTCACAGTTCATCAGAGAAATTGAGTATGACCTTTTACAGCGATGTGAAGGAAATATTGGGGTGCTGGCCCTCGAAGAAGACGTGGCCCGAACAAGTCTTGGTATCATGTCGGTGGCGGCAAACAGGCCCCTACACTTGGAAGAGGACACGCCTGTGGACCAGCTTCGGCCCTACTGGGAAGCCACACTGGGAACACGACGTTACTACCTATTCGACCATTGGGGGTCAACTTCAACAGATAACCTCCTCGCCCGTGTTCGCTACATGGCAAAAGCCTTGGACTGCCGGTATGTCGTACTGGACCACCTGTCTATCGTCGTCTCTTCCCAAGAGTCCGGAGACGAACGAAAAGCCATTGATGAAATAATGACTAAGCTGCGGACCTTGGTAGCAGAGACAGGCATTAGTCTGTTCCTAGTGTCACACCTCAAGCGGTCCCAAGGTAAGGCACACGAGGACGGTGCCCAGATATCCTTGGGTGAACTGAGAGGTAGCCAAGCGATTGCACAACTGTCAGACATAGTAATAGGTATGGAACGTGACCAGCAAAACGGTAATGAGGAGATAAGGAACACGACTACTGTTCGAGTCCTTAAGAATCGTTACACCGGTGAGACTGGTCCCGCGTGTTACTTGCAGTACGACAGAACCACGGGTAGGATGCAGGAAACAGCAAACCCTCAAATTGGAGCAGACTTTTGATTTACCTTGACCTTGAGGCCAACGGTTTGACTCCAGACACCATCTGGTGCGTCGTAACACGGGAAAACGGTGTTAGTACTGTACACACTACCCGTGACACCCTCTGTAAGGCTCTAGAAGGCTCTGTAAGCGTCTGTGGACATAATCTGATAGGTTATGACCTCCCAGTGCTAAAACGTCTCTGGGGGCTTTCTGTGGCTCCTGAGCGCATAGTCGATACTTTGGTATTGTCACGTTTGTTTGACCCAAGCAAGTCCGGTGGACACTCTTTGCGTAACTGGGGTAACGAACTAGGCTTTCCAAAAGGCGACCACAACGACTGGTCAAGACTGTCACAGGAAATGATTGACTACTGTATACAGGACGTAGCAGTCACCGAAGCAGTACACCAGAGGCTTGTAGCTGAGATGGTAGACTTTGACCAGCAGTCCATTGATTTGGAACACAAGGTGCAGTTTGCAGTACAGCAACA